CCACAAAAAAAGTATTAATTATACACCTTCAACGCCAAAGATACCTCTAGGGTCAGAAACTCCGAAAGAGTATCTTTCTCTAGCTTTGTATCTTACGTTACCAGTGTCAAAGTCGCCTTCCATTGCAGTTGTCAATGGTGCTCTGTTGAACATTTTCATACCGTTAGGCACGTCTGTTAAGATATAGAACGCATCTGCATCTGTTAGGTAGTTGTTCACTCTATAACCTTGAGGAACCATACCCATAGATACGATTGCATTGATATCGTTATCAGCTGTTCCAACTCTACCTTGAGACTTCATAAGTCTTTCAGCTGTAAATTGTAGCTCAGAAGGAATGATCATTTTCAATCCTCTTGCTGCAACTCTTAAACCTCTTTCATCAGTCATTTTACCAATGTCAATCATTGATTGCTCTAATGAAGTTTCGTTTAAGTCAGAAGAAGTTGCTAATTCATTAGCAAACGTTCCTGCTACAGTCGGGTGGTTAGTTGCCATTAAAGCAACACCGTCACCAGATTGGAAAGTTGTGAAACCATTAATTAATGGTTCAACAGCTTTTACTTGCTTAGCGTTACTCATAGATCTTGCTAAAGCTTTTGTATATCTAGACGCAAGTCTATCATACAAGTTGTCCTCAATCGCTTCTTCAGTGATTGCGAACGCTAAAGCTACAGTCTCGTGAGTGTATCTAGCAGTGAAAGTTTCTTGTGCTTCGTCGAATGAAACACCAGCACCTTCACCTTTTACTTGTGCGTTAGCGAAACCAGATAACATAACTTCTTCTTCAAAAGCTCTGTCAGATGATTCCTCGTTATAAATTTCAGCATGCTGATTTTCATAACGTTTATATTCCAAGCCGAACAGTGCGTTCAAACCTGGCTCTAGTTCTTTGACTAGTTGTGATCGTGATATTGCCATTATTGTTCTCCTATTCTAGCTTTACGATTGTAGCTCAATCAGATTAGCAACTACTACTACAGATCTGAAAGCCGCATTAGTGTCGTTTTCAGGGTCTTCTGCAGATCTTAATAACCTCCATGATTTGTCATCATTTCCAGTTACGCCGATATTTAAAGTAGCTGATGAAGCACCAGTAGTTGTACTACCAGCAGAAGCATTAAAGTCATAAGTCTCTAAGTATCCTGCTTGTGCTACTGCATCATCTGTTCCGCATACATATTGTTGTTGTGGGTTATCGAATACAAATGCATCGATATCTTCCGAGTTTGCCGGTGTTACTTGTACGTAATGGTTTGCAAACGTTGGTTTTAACGTAGTTGCTGCATTGTAAAAGATGCCATTTAAGACACCAAGTACAGGCGCAGCTGCAGTTTGACCATTAACAATGTAACCAGCAGCAGAAGCAACACATCCACCATGAAATATAGTAGTTGCATAACCCGCATCGATTTTGTATTTGCCTTGACCAGAAGTCGCTGGCGTTGAGCCAAGAGTTCCTGCAGGGATCAAACCAAAACCTTGTTCGTTTCTATTTGCCATAGTTGTTTCTCCTTATGTACCTGCCCCGAAGGGCCTCCAGTACGGTTTATTAAATTCAGTGATGTAAAAAATTACTTTTTAGTACCACCGAAGGTTACACGAGATTGTCTATCAACATTGATAGGCATTCTACTATCCTGCTCCCTCATAAGGTCGTTGTTTACGGCTTCGTTACGTTCTTTATGTCTATCAGACATATACTGTTGACGTTGCTGTGCGATCTCTTCAGGTACCTTCGCAAGTAGAAGGCCACCAACCCCAATCACTCCCTTGTATTTACCGTCTTCAACGGTTGGGTAATCACTTGCATTTTCAACTTCTTCAGATCTAACTAATTCATAACCTTCTCTTAAACGTCCAGTTATATTTTTAGTATCTTGAAAGCCTACAACTTCAGCTCTTATCCATCTATACCTGAATCCATCAGGTGCAGGGGGTGCATCTAGAGATGATGGTGGAACCCACACTTTTGGTCTTTCAGACTTTGACCGTGTTTGGCTCGCACGAGAAGTATTTTTATTTTCGTTTTCCATTTTACGCTCCTTCCGTGGTTTTTAATTGTTTTGCGTACTCTTCGAGTGGCACACCTAATTTTTTAGCTA